CCCCGCTCGTTCGGACCCTTCGGAGATTGGCTCGTTTGGACCTATGAAGGTCTGATCCTGATGAAGGGCGGCGAGACTGTACAGAACCTATCCAACTACGGTATCATAACCAAGATCTCTGCCCCTGACTCTTCCGCTCTTTGGCTCGATATTGCCTGGAAGAAGGGTACTAAGCCAACATCTGGAACTGTGGTGATCCCGCAGCACGGCAGCCGCAAGCTGATATGGAAGAACGGCACCTCTATCACCAAAGGTAGTTGGCAAGATCCCTCCTTCATGTGCCAGATAGGCACACCGGCGGATCGCCCCTTCCCAACAGGAGTGACATAGATGCCACTATCCTTCATATTCTGGCTGATATATCTCCTAGCCCTGATCTTCAGTGTTTGGGGATATTACCCATTCACGTCAACCAACTATAGGCCCTTTGGAGGCTCGCTTCTACTGTTCATCTTGATCGGAATACTAGGCTGGCGGGTCTTTGGCTTCGCTATCCAAGGCTGATATCTGAGATCCCCGCCCGCGCAGCGGGCTGGCTGCTAGTTAGCACGTTAACAAAGAGGTTGACCGATGCACCCCTCTACGTACGATTATCTGAAGCCTACCGATCAGCAGCTTAAAGACATGACGGAGGCGAGACAGGCCGCCCGCCTGTATTCCGAGGTCCTCGAGCGCATTCTCCCCGAAGGCCCAGATAAGACCTACATCCTTCGGGCTCACAGAGCTAATAGTATGTGGGTCAACGTGGCAATCACCCGCCATCCTGATGGCGCACCAAGGGAGTAAAGAAATGCCAGAGATTCGTGCTACCGACTCCACTCAAGTCCTGAGTGCGGTCATGACCATCACTAGGAATGTTCCAGCCGTGGATCACCCAGAGGGACAGTCTGTTGAGAGTGAAGGCAAGGTTGAACTCAATGCAATCAGCAGTGCGAGTGGTGAGTACAGGTATGGTCAGCCGCACTTCACTACCAGCAGCGGAGTAGCCCTAACCGAGGGCGAGAAGCTTGCTCTCTTGGAGAAGATCGGCCTGACCGCCCCTGTCAATGTCGATGTACCCTCTGTCTACCAGGAAGGCGAAACTCTTCACTGTACTATGGGCAATTGGGAAGAGCGTCTCCAACCTGACACCTATCTCTACCAATGGCAGAAAGATGCCGTAAACGTAGATAACGGCACGCCCCACTATCCTCTAACCGAGGAAGACAACGGCCATATCTTCGCCTGTCAAGTGACAGCACACAATGTCATTGGCTCCACCTCTATCATGAGCAACGAGATCGAGATCCCGGGCGGCACTGGACTTGAGCGTGTTGCCAAGGAGGAAGAGCCTGGACACGTCTGGGATTCCCACTCAGAAGATGAGACTCCCCCAGAGGAGGACAACGGCGGCAAGCACAGGCGGCGGAGACGCTAACATATGAGCTTCGATCTAGGCAATGACTTCAGCGGGGTCCAGAAACAAAAGCTGGCCCTCGCTGAAGAGTTGCTCCAGCGCAGAAGGAACGATCCGCTCACCCTCTTCGAGCCGCACCCCAAGCAGGCCCGCTTCATCGAATCTGTCCTACTGAAGAGGGCAAGGGAGAACTGGTTCATTGCAGCAAACCGAGCAGGTAAATCTGATGCTGGTGCTTATGTTGGGGCGGCGAAAGCACGCTTCGGAGATCAGGCTGCCAGATTTGTTGGAGCAAAATCGAGTACGATACAAGTACGTGACACTGCCACCAGCGGATGGGTGGTGTCTCTTGACTTTCCGGCTTCACGGGACATTGTTCAACCTAAGTACTTCGATAACGGCTTCGTTCCGCCATCCGCAACTCATCAGCCCTTCATTCCAGAACGAGAGATAGCGGAGTGGAGGCAAGGTGATCAGATCCTCAAACTTAAGAATGGCTCTCTCATCGGCTTCAAGTCTTGTGAGTCCGGAGCAGGTAAGTTTCAAGGCGCAGGTAAGGAGTGGATTCACTTCGACGAGGAACCTCCGTTTAATATATATGAGGAATGTTCCATTCGAGTTGAGGGAGGTCAAGCACTACAGATATTCGGAACCTGCACGATATTGCCTCCAGAGGGTGCCGGCGGAGGAATCAGTTGGCTCTTTGATAAGATTATAAGGCCCTGGCAGGCTCGTGAACTCGAAGATACCCAACTCTTCGGAGCGTCTATCTATGACAACCCACACGTCCTACGAAGTGAACTCGACCGACTGGAATCGGTTTACGTCGAAGGAAGTACTGCCCGGCGTATTCGTCTTAACGGTGAATGGCTGCCAGGTCTTTCTGGGTCCAGGGCCTATGCATCGTTCGATAGTATGCTCAACGTTGGAGAACATCCGCCCCTCAATCTATACCGGCCGCTCATCTGGACCCTTGACTTCAATGTCGAGCCAATGTGCTCTCTTGTCGGGCAACGAGACGGTCCCATCTTTCGCATCTACAAAGAACTTTATCTAGATGAAGGCAGTACCCCAGATGCCATCGAAGCCTTCTACAATTGGGCGCCCCCCACCTTCAACGAGGTCTGGATCTACGGAGACAGCACAAGCCAGCGGCGGGTCTCCCAAACAGGTGTCTCCGACTACACTCTCATCCAGAACGAACTCAGAAATCACAGAATATCGAACAGGCTCAAGATCCCAGAGGTCAATCCCCGGATCAACGATCGAATCAACGCAGTCAACTCCGCCTGCCGATACCAGGGAGACATCAACCTCAGAATTGATCCTTCCTGTCGCGAACTTATTGCCGACCTGGAGCAAGTCCTACGCTCTCCCGATGGTGCAATCAAGAAAGTCAAGAACAAGAAGGATCCGTACTTTAAACGAACTCATCTCTCGGATGCGCTAGGATACTGGATCGCCTACGAAGCACCCGTAAGGTTGCAGGCAAACACAGAGAGGGCGCGTGGAATACCGGGCGGCATTCCCATCCCTACCTACGCGCAATAGGGAGTGTTCCACCCTGGAACGGTAAAACATGGGTATTGAAAGACCAGGCGGCAGAGCCTTTAATCACCCGACCGAGAACCTACCCGAGGTGAAGCTCTGCAACGTCTGCTCTATGCCCCTCCCAGGGCGGAACGTCGAATACCTAATCGGTGTCCACACCTGGTGCGTCGCCGCAGTTGCACAACGTCCTACCCTTAGAAAGGGTCCAGCCTATGGCAAGACGCCCGACGAAGACGAATAGTGTTCAATCGGCAGACGACGCAACGCCGGCCTCCGCTGGTGCTCTGCCCGGTAATGATGAGTCTGTTGATCCTTCTGATGACGATCTATCTGTCATAGATTGTGTTGATCAATTCTTCGTCGAGGCGGAACGTGCCCAGCGTATCAGAAGGAAACAGTCCCAGGTCAACTGGGATGCCTACATGGGCCTCCAGGATTGGTCTGGCAAGGTCAAAGGGCAAAGCAGGGAGTTCATCCCAAAAACACCCATCGCCGTTGACCAACTATGCTTCTTCGTCAAGAAGGCCCTGACCGGCTTCGGGGACTGGTTTCAAGTCTCCCTATCAAAGAACACAAATCCCGCCACCGCTCCTTTGTCGGGCGAGCAGATTCGTGACCTTCTAATGCTCTATCTCCAAACCCTACCGGACGGCGAGAACGACACAACCACCTTCGACGTGCGAGCCTCCGATGGCCTGAAGGTTGGCCTCCTTCAGAGCCTGATGATCTTCAAGGTGTATGGCAGCACCAAGTCAGAGCGGCGCTACGGTCTGGAAGAAGGCAAGCCTTACGAAACCCCCATCGCTCAACTCCCAGGCACAACTCCCATGCGCCTCACCATCAAGACAAGAGAAAGGTGGTATCTCAATATAGACCTCATCCGACCGGAGGACTATTATCCCGATCCATCTGGGAATGGCCTGTATGAGATACATAAGAGCGAAAAGGATCTTCATCAGATCGTAGAATTGGCCGATCAGGGCATCTACGACAAGAAAACAGTCGATGAGTTGCATTCATCCTACGAAAGAGAGTATCAGGAGCGGCGGCGAGCCCAGGCTATGGGCCAGGAGACCTCCCCTCCGCCCTCTTTCCGCAAGAAAGTGGTCATAAAGGAGTTTTGGGGCACCCTCTTGAACGAAGATGGGCGAGTTGCACAGCGAAATGTCGTCTGTACGATCGCAAATGATCGTTTTTTGATCCGCAAACCTGAACCAAACCCTTTCTGGCATGGCGAATCACCTTTTATCGCCTGCCCGATCATTCGTGTGCCCTTCTCTGTCTGGCACAAAGCAGTTTTCGATCATGCAAGCAACCTAAATCTAGCAATAAACGAGATTTTCAACCTGATGATCGACGGCGGCATCGCATCTGTGTGGGGTACGAAGCAGATCCGCTCCGATATGCTCGTAAATCCCGAGCAAATCACTGATGGCGTGCCCCAAGGCATCACCCTCGACATCAAGAATGAGGTTCCGTGGGGCCAGAAGGTCATGGATAACCTCACAGAGGGTCAAGTACCTAACGATGCGATGGCCATGTTTGAGTCTCTATCCAGAGAATTCGAGGCAGCCGCCCTTACGAACGAACTCAGGATGGGCTCGATGCCCCAGAAGAGGGTAGCAGCCGCCGAAGTGAACAGTATGGACAGCGGACAGTCTGTCACTATGGAAGGTATAGTAGGAGTTATCGAGCAAGATAGCTTCGATAAGGTCCTCAGAAAGAGTTGGCTATGTATTCTACAGGATGCGGACAACCTTCTCTCGGAAGATGTAGTGAATGCGATCGGTGCCACCTCTGCGGTAGCCTTCAGGCGCATGTCTCCCGCTCAGAGATTTGCCACCTTCGCGACTGCCTCAAATATCGAAGTCGATGGAATATCTGCGATCATAGCAAAGGGGCAGAACTTCCAAAAGCAGGGAGCCTTGATGCAGATTGTGATGCAGAACCCCTTGTTGATGCAGGCCTATCAGCGGAAATTCTCTAGCGAGAAGCAGCTAGAGTTCCTGATGAAATCCCTTAACATCAACCCCGAGGATGTTGAAAAGACTCCAGAGGAGATCGCCCAGAACGATGCGGAGATGGCTCGCACTCAGCAGGCCAGCCAGATCATCAACCCAAGCGCTCAAGGGAAAGGCACAGGGACACAGGCGGACGCAGGGCAAGGAGCAGCCCCTGCCGCCCAGGTTAACCAGGCAGCAGCCCCAGCTACAGGACTGGGCTAGTGGGAATTGGTCGTAACTGGGATCGTGCCCCATTCATCTACGGTGCCTCTGGCCCTACTCCGCCCCTCGATATAGTAAGCGGTGCGGTTGCGGCCTACAGCTTTCGTAAGCTGAAGTCCACCTTTGTAGGTACACCAGATGCTACTCCCTCTCTGTGGGCGGACCAGTCAGGTAACGCCAATAACGCTGTCCAGGCTGTTCCAGGCAACCAACCCACAGTAGGTACGGTGGCTGGCTTTCCTGGTATTCAAGGCACAGATATAGGAGTGCAGTTCCTAGCTGCTCCCGACAGCGCATCTGACCAGGACATCTTCACATCGGGCGGATTCGCAATAGGTGTTGTGAATGCTCTCCTAGCCAGCAACGTATCCAGCCTATGGTCCAAGGGTCAGTGGGTTCTGTATGGCTTCCCTGGCGGAGGCGGAATGCAGCTTTGGTGGTATCGAAAGGGATCAGGGGGAGACGGCTTCTGGGGTACCAATGATCTGTTGCCCCTCGGAAAGCATATCGTCTCCGTCTCCTTCAACGATACCACCCTTGCTGCCCCTATTGTCTCGATAGATGGCACAGTATGTACCTTCGGTTCAAGCAGCGGCGTCTCCGGTCTAGCAACAAGCGATCACGGATCTCCCCTCGATCTCATAAACAATACAGTCATCAACTCCAACGACCATGCCCTAGACGGCACAATGTACGAGGCGATGTTCTTCAAGGGTCCAGTATCCGCCCCTAACCAGGCAATCCTCGTAGCTGACATGAAAGCCTACTACGGCATCCCTTGACTTCCGTGAATAAAGGGCGTATGAATCTACCAACCCCGTGCAAGGAGCGTCACATGGCCAAGGCCACTGGACCAATCGCCAAGGTGGAGAACAAGTCAGGATCTGTCTCCACCACCAAGTCGATCCCCGCCAACGTCAGTACCTCCCACGGATCTAATCTATCAGCCCCGAAGGGTGAGCGGACCTCCTACGGAAACAAGGCCAACGATGGAGGCATCGGTTTCAGTATCGACGAGCGCCATACTCGAGGGCGGGAAGGTCTCTTCGGTTCAGCGCAGACCAAGAGCGGCTTCACTCCTCGTGGAATCAAATCCTATGGTGCCAGTCGCTCCGTGGGACAGGCAACCGAGGTAGCAATCGGGCCGAGGCCGAAGTAAATGCCAGTAACTCCGGGCGCCATCGGGCCGGACCTATTCCAGCGTAAGGTAGCCACTCCCTATTCTGGTCCCCCTGTAGCTCCGCCCGTTGCTACTACACTGCCGCCTCCCGTAGTAACTCCACCG